GCTAAAATGAAAAAATGCTAATATAACTAATATGGCATTAGGCGATACAATAGAAAAAATTACGTCAGCAACCGGTATAAAAACGGTTGTTGATGCTGTATCAAAAGCTACAAATGTAGATTGCGGTTGTGAAAAGCGTAAAGAGGAATTAAACAATCCCAATTTATTAATAAACAAAATATTTTATAAAGATGGCGTTTCAAATGAAAGGGGCTCCTTACGAAATGGACAACACTCCAGTCTATAGTACAGATATGGATGGAAATGTATTAGGTATGGCACAAAAAAACGGAGCAATCTTAATTAATAAGGATGTATCCCCGCTAGAATTAGAAAAGAATAAAACAATATCTCACGAGAAGGTGCATATAGACCAAATGAGACGAGGTGATTTGGATTACACGGATACTCATGTAATGTGGAAAGGGAGGCAATATTCTAGGGCAACTATGAACGAAGGTTCTAAAAAATTACCTTGGGAAATGGAGGCTTATAAAAACCAATAAATACACGTAATAATAATATTATATAAATCTAATATTATTTAATTATGAAAAAAGTATTTTTAATTATTGCAATTACATTATTTAGTTTAAACGCATTCTCTCAAGAAAAAATTAATACTAATGATTTAATTGGTTATTGGGAACCTGATCAGGAATCGGCGCATTTATTTTTTTGGAAAGGCAAAGACCAAGTTTTGCATGTTAAAGAAATAAGCGGATCTTCTGGATTGCCAATTGATATAATTACACTAAAAGTTAATCAATCATCAATTTTTATTAAAACAATTTTTGTTCCAAATAAATGGATTGTAGAATGTACTTATACTTTTATTGATAATAATACATTAAAATGCGAAGTAACGGGTGACGCTATAGCCACAATTATATATAAAAAGAAAGAATAATAAACAAAAAAAATATTATGGCATTTAGAATGAAACATGGTTTAGGGCCGTTCCGTCAGGAAGCAACTGGGCAGCCTGTAACTAACGAGCAACCAACGCAGGAAAAACCGGCTAAATTACCACCGCCTGTAAAGCCAGACCTTAATTCAGCTGAATTTCAAGGGTTTGGAACAGAATTGAGAGACGTTCCGCAGGGTAAGCCTAAAAATTGGGTTATTAGAGATGAAATTAAAAAAATAAAATTATTAGCTGGTGACAATACATTTACCGGCTCAACTAGCACCACTCCGGCATATACTAATAGAAGCGGTAGTTGGCTGGGCAATGTTTTAACGGGCAGTGGTTATGATGTAACAAAATCTACCGGGTTGGTTAATACCACCGCTACAAAACTTGGAAACAAATTTGCAAGCGAAGATGAAAAAGAATCTTTTTATGACAATTTAAAAACTGTTTTAAAAGAAGGGCAAGGAGCTACAATTGTTGATGGTGTAGTTACACCTGGTGGAGAACACAAGGCAGAATTTAAATATGATAAAAAGAAAAGAGCTGAGGCCGAATACAATAAAGAAGTAACTGCTTATACCAGACAACAAAACTTAGAGAAAAAAGCGGCTGAAGATGCCGCTAAAAAAGCAGCTTACGACGCTAAAAAAGCAGCTCAAGCTAAACTTAGAGAAGAAAATCAAGCTAAAGAAGCAGCTAGATTAGCAAAAATATATGCAGAAAGAGATGCAAAAAAGGCAGAATGGGCAGCAGCTGGAGCAAAGAATGCTGCTGAAGCTGAAGCAAAAAAAGCTAAATTACAAGCAGAAAGAGATGCAAAAAAGAATGGCGGAAAAAAACCGGTTGAAGAAACACAGCCGGCTACTAATGAGCCTGTTGCTCAACAAAACAGAACTCCGTTTTATCAAAGAGGAATGATGTCTGATAAAATGCTTTTACAAAATAAAAATAAAAAAGCATCTGCAACTTCTCCATTAGAACAAAACGCGATTACAAATGAAAAATTAATAGGTTCAAAAACAACCTCTATTCAAACTACAAGAGGCGGTCGTCGTGGTACACTAACCACAACAGTTAATGATTATGAAACTCCAGGAAGCGGTAATGCAAATACAAAAAAACCAATGTCTGATGCTAATTGGTCAAAGTTTGTAAAAGAAAATCCAGATTGGAACAAAGGAAGTAATAGATCAGACAGTAATGAGTCTTTTAAACCAGATCCAGAAAAACCACTAGAATTACCTAAAATAGTATCAAACTATAAACCTGAATTTACTTTTAACCCTATAAAGCCAATGCCAATGCCAGTAACTCCAAAAGAAGAGCCTAAAAACACAGGTTTTAAAACTAGCACTGGTTATATAATAAACAGAGGGGCTGAAGCAAAATCCGGCGGTGGTGGAGGAGGAAGCGAAAAAGCAAAAAAAATAGGTTGTCCTGGAGGCTGCCCATAAAATGAAGAATATATCAACAACAGGTTATAAAAGAAATAGCCCTGATAAAGATAGACCTTATAATGTAATACCTAGCGGGGACATCACAATGAAAAACGTAGATTTCCCCGTTTTGGGTATTGATAATGAAGGCAATTCTAAAATGATGCAACCAGGTGAAGATTATTCTTTTCCAGGTGATACTGTTTTAGAATTTAAACTTGGAACAAAAAACAAAAGTAAAATATATAACAAAATATTTAAAAAATAAATTATGGGACAATACGGTAATCAACCAGATTTTGGAACAAGAGCGCAGGACGTAATAATATCAGGTAGTGGAAGTGAAAATGCTGGAGCTGAACCATTCAAACCAGCGGCATTATATATAGGAAATGGGGGAACGCTTGTGGCAAATGTTGTTGGGGGTAATAACCCTAATGATAATTATACTATATTTACAAATATACCAAATGGAACTTTTTTTCCTGTTATAGTTACAAATGTTTGGTATGGAATACAACCTGGAGATGCCGACACTACTTGTAGCAACATAATAGCTCTTTACTAATGGCTTGGAATGGTATAGGTATAGGTTGGCCTAATGCAACATCAGTGGCAACACCAGTTCCTGCTAATGTTTATTATAATATTCTTTCAGTATGTTCGGGTTTGCCTGATAATATGTCAACAAATCTAGTAAACCCAAGTGTATATACTACAGGTGATTATGTATATTCTACAACTATAAATGACGGTGTTTTATTAGGTGATCTGCAATTAGCCCCAGGAAATATTCAAGTAGAAATAATAGGACCAACTTATTCAGGTTGTCCTGTAACAGCATTAGAATCGTATGTCATTGTTGATTGTATTACAGGACAAGAATATACTTCTGGTTATTATTATGCAGGAAACTTTGCTCTTGGAGATAGAGTTTATACGAAATATGGAAATTATGGGTGGGTTCAAAACATAACAACTGCTCAAGAAGGAGATCAAGATGAAGGAGGATTCTCGATTGGATATGTTGCTGATAGATGTAATGATTGTAATGTAGGTTTATGGGTTACAATTACAAAAGAAGATGTTGGAACGTTTAATATAAATTTATTTGCAAAAGAAATGTTAAGCGAAGTTAATTTTCAATCTAGTAACAATGAATTAGATGTATACGTAAATTATTATGCGGTACTATCAAATGATGAAGATCCAGATATAATTCGTTCCGGCAGTTATTTATTTGAAATTAGTTCGTATAACGTACCCTCTGGAACCACTGAAATAATTGGCACAGATTTTATATTTAACGCTCCTGAATCATACAGTATAATTGAGCAAACTGTTCAAATTACAAGCATAAATTTTGACGGTATAGCTTTAGGCCCTTATGATACAGGTTGGGACAAACCTAATAGATATGTAACAAATTATGGTAATGTTTGGACAATGACTTACTAAAAAATAATAATAAATAATAATTAATAATTAAATTAAATAAACATGGAAGTAGTAAAACAAATTACAGCAGAACAATTAGAAAAAATAGTAAATCAACAAAAAGATTTGCAAGCATTATTATCGAACATTGGGATATTAGAATCGCAAAAGCATAGTTTTTTACATCAACTAGGTGAATTAAATAAAGCAATTGAAGATTTTAAAGGCGAATTAGAAGTGCAATACGGAGCGATCAATATTAATATAGAAGATGGATCGTATACTGAAATTGAAAAACCAACTGAGGAATAATGAGTTCGGTAATTCGCAAGATAAGTATTGGTTCTGATTATAAGAACGATGCCATGCATTATTCATTAAATCAAAGTGTATATGGGGGACACGAAATCTCTCATATACTTTTTGATGAAGAGGATAACTCATACAATATATATATTAAAAAAGAAGACGAAGTAATGCCTTGGAAGAAGTTTAATTCTAACATGAGCATTGCCGTTGAATACGATTTAGAATATTAAAGTGACCGGGGTATTTGATTTCATAGTTAAACCTGTGGGGTCTAGGTATGAAAATAGTATTGATATTGATGGTAAAGAATTAATAGTAAATACTAAGATAGAAAGTTTTAAATCTGTAAACAATACAGCTATAATAGTTTCAATACCATTAGCATATAAAACAGATATAAAAGTAGGTGATATCGTAATCATACACCATAATGTCTTTAGAAGATTTTATGATATGAAGGGTAAACAAAAAAACAGCAGGTCTTATTTTAAAGAAGACTTATACTTCTGCAGCTCAGATCAAATTTACTTATATAAAACAGACACTAAATGGAAATCATTTGGAGACAGGTGTTTTATTAAACCATTAAAAAATATAGACCATTTAAAGCTTGATAAAGAGCAAAGACTTATTGGTATATTAAAATATGGAAATGACTCTTTAAAAGAGCTTAAAATCAATCCTGGAGACTTGGTAGGTTATACTCCTTTTGGGGAATTTGAATTTATTATAGAAGGCCAGAGATTATATTGTATGAAATCTAATGATATTGTAATTAAATATGAATATAAAGGAAACGAAGAGGAATATAGTCCAAGCTGGGCACAAAGCGGTTCTTGAGTTAATTAAAGTTGCTGAGGAAGCTATCCTGGATAATGGAGAAGATGATTTAAGCGCAGACAAATTAAAGAATGCTGCTGCAACAAAGAAGTTGGCTATATTTGATGCTTTTGAAATCCTTAGTAGGATTGAAGAAGAAGAAAGAATGTTAGAAGAAAGCGAAAAAGAACCAACGGCAAAAACGTTTAAAGGCTTCGCAGAAGGGAGATCTAAGTAATGTACGAAAATACTTTATTTAAAATTTTACCGGATTATATTAAATCAAGTGTTTTAAAGAAAGAAAATAGACTTAAAACATGGAAGTACGGTTATAACAAACAACATGATATGATTGTTATAAGTAAGACTGGAAAGATTGGCGAAATATATGAAATTCAAAATCTAAAAATCGCTTTACCTTTATTAGAAGATTCATATAAAAGAAACGATAAGAAGGAATTACAATATTGGAAACAATTAGAAATACCAAAAGAACTCAGTAAAATAAAAAATGTATTTGATTGGAATAAATATCCTGATACATTTAAAGAGAAATGGTTTGACTATATTGACGAAGAGTTTATAAGAAGAGACGAGGGATTTTCATTTTATAGTAACGGGATTTCTACATATATAACAGGTACACATTATATGTACTTGCAATGGAGCAAGATAGATGTTGGCGCGCCTGATTTTAGAGAGTCGAATAGATTATTCTTTATATTTTGGGAAGCTTGTAAAGCAGACACAAGATGCTACGGAATGTCCTATTTAAAGAATAGACGTTCTGGATTTTCATTTATGTCTTCCGCGGAGTTAGTTAATCAAGCAACAATATCGAGTGATTCAAGATTTGGTATACTATCTAAATCAGGTAGCGATGCTAAAACGATGTTTACCGACAAAGTTGTTCCTATATCATTAAATTATCCTTTCTTTTTTAAACCTATTCAAGATGGTATGGATAGACCTAAAACAGAGCTAGCATATAGAGTGCCGGCTTCTAAGTTTACAAGGAAGAAGTTAGATAACAACGAAAACCCTGAAGAACTTGATGGTCTTGATACAACGATTGACTGGAAGAACACAGGAGATAACTCTTATGATGGGGAGAAATTAAAACTTCTTGTACATGACGAAAGCGGGAAGTGGCTAAGACCCGATAATATATTAAACAACTGGCGTGTTACAAAAACATGTTTACGATTAGGTAGCCGTATTATTGGTAAGTGTATGATGGGATCAACATCAAATGCTTTAGACAAGGGAGGAGAGAATTTTAAGAAACTTTATTACAACTCAGATGTTACAAAAAGAAACGCCAATGGACAGACTAGCTCAGGATTATATAGTTTGTTCATACCTATGGAATGGTCCTACGAGGGATTCATTGATACTTATGGCTTACCTGTCTTCCACACTCCGGAAAGACCCGTCAAAGGTATCGACGGAAATGAAATTGAAATAGGTGTAATTGAACACTGGCAAAATGAAGTTGATGGTTTAAAATCAGATTCAGATGGATTAAACGAATACTATCGACAATTTCCAAGAACAGAACAGCACGCCTTTAGAGATGAAACAAAACAATCATTGTTTAATCTTACAAAAATATACGAACAAATTGATTACAATGCTGACCTACGGCATTCAGGCGTTTTAACACGCGGTAATTTCCAATGGGATAACGGTATACTAGATACAAGAGTAAGTTTTTACCCAAATAAAGATGGTAGATTTTTAATTTCCTGGGTACCACCTAAACATATGCAAAATTGCGTAATAATAAAAGATGGGTATAAATATCCAGGTAATGAACACTGTGGTGCATTTGGTTGTGATAGTTATGACATATCGGGAACAGTTGATAACAGGGGATCCAATGGAGCTCTTCACGGGTTAACGAAGTTCTCAATGGAAGATGTGCCTCCAAATCATTTTTTTTTAGAATACATTGCAAGACCACAGACAGCTGAAATATTTTTTGAGGAAGTATTAATGGCTTGTATATTTTATGGTATGCCAATACTTGCAGAGAATAACAAAGCAAGATTACTATATCATTTTAAAAGAAGAGGCTACAGAGGGTTCTCAATGAATCGCCCTGATAAAGTATGGAATAAGTTATCGCCTGCTGAAAAAGAAATTGGTGGAATACCAAACTCAGGACAAGATATTATACAAGCGCACGCTGCTGCAATTGAAACTTATATAGAACACCACGTTGGGGATTTAGGAGATTCATATGGAGATATGTATTTTCAAAAAACATTAGAAGATTGGGCAAAGTTTAATATAAACGATAGAACAAAGCATGATGCTTCGATAAGTTCAGGATTAGCTATAATGGCATGTAACAAACACATGTATACACCAACTAGCAATTTCCAAAAGGATAAAGTTCCTTTAAACTTTAAAAGATATAATAATGAAGGTTATAGTTCAAAAATAATATAATAGATGATTTATACAAACAATAATAGTTCTTTCCCTAGTCAGGTGGTACCGGATGAAGAAAAACAAAGTTATGAGTACGGAGCTTTAGTCGGTAGAGCTATTGAAAACGAATGGTTTCGTGGAGATAGAGTTGGTGGCGGCGTAGGTAATAGATGGGGATCAAACTGGCAGAACTTTCATAATTTACGCCTTTATGCAAGAGGTGAACAATCTGTACAAAAATATAAAGATGAATTATCTATTAATGGTGATTTGTCCTATCTTAACTTAGATTGGAAACCAATTCCTATTATACCTAAGTTTGTGGATATTGTTGTTAATGGTATATCAAGTAAGAACTATGAGATCAAAGCATATGCTGAAGATCCAGAAGCCGTACAAGCCAAAACAAAATATGCTGAAGGTATTATAAGGGATATGATGGCAAAAGACTTATTAGATAGTATACAATCAAAATTGGGTGTTAATTTATATAATAGTCCGAACCCAGAGGAGTTGCCTGAAACAAAGGAAGAATTAGAAATACATTTGCAATTAGACTATAAACAAGCAATTGAAATTGCAGAAGAAGAAGTAATAAATCAAATATTAGATCGCAATAGATACCAGTTAATTAATAGAAGACTCAATTACGATTTGACTGTATTAGGTATTGGCGCGGCTAAAACAAATTGGAATGAAGCTAATGGGGTAGTACTTGAGTACGTTGATCCCGCTAACTTAGTTTATTCTTACACAGAGGATCCAAACTTTGAAGATCTATATTATGTAGGGGAAGTTAAATCTGTAGCGTTAGAAGAACTTAAAAAGGAATTTCCATATTTGTCTGATGCCGACTTAAAAGAAATAGAAAAATTTCCCGGTAATGCAAATTATACTCGCAATTATTATGGAGCTGATACAAACGATAATACTGTACAAATATTATATTTTGAATATAAAACATATTCTAATCAGGTGTTTAAAATTAAACAAACAGAAACAGGATTAGAAAAAGCGCTCGAGAAACCAGATACTTTTAATCCACCGCCAAATGACAACTTCGAAAGAGTGTCAAGATCAATAGAGGTATTATATTCAGGTGCAAAAATATTAGGATTAGAAAAAATGCTTAAATGGGAACTAGCTGAAAATATGACTAGACCGTTTGCTGATACTACAAGAGTGGAGATGAATTATACTATCTGCGCTCCTAGAATGTATAAAGGAAGAATTGAGTCACTTGTAAGCCGTATAACAGGGTTTGCGGATATGATTCAGTTAACGCATTTAAAATTACAACAAGTATTATCAAGAATGGTGCCAGATGGGGTGTTTGTAGATGTAGATGGATTAGCTGAAGTTGATTTAGGTAATGGTACAAACTACAATGCTGCAGAGGCTTTAAATATGTATTTCCAAACGGGTAGTATTGTAGGTAGATCAATGTCTCAAGATGGAGGTCAAAATCCGGGTAAAGTACCAATCCAGGAATTACAAACATCGTCAGGTAATGCTAAGATAAGTTCTTTAATAAGCACATATCAATATTACTTGCAAATGATCCGTGATGTAACCGGATTAAATGAAGCAAGAGATGGTAGCATGCCAGATAGAGATGCTTTAGTTGGGTTACAAAAAATGGCAGCAGCAAGTTCAAATACCGCAACACGTCATATATTACAATCAAGTTTATTCTTAACATTAAGGTTATGTGAAAACATTGCCCTTAGAGTTAAAGATTCATTAGAATATCCGCTAACACGTAAATCACTTATTGAAAGTATATCTATTTCCAATGTAGAAACCCTAAGAGAAATAGAAAATTTAAATTTACACGATTTTGGTATTTTCTTAGAATTAGAACCTGAAGAAGAAGATAAAGCGCAATTTGAACAAAACATTCAAGTTGCATTGCAATCAGGAGGAATTGATCTAGAAGATGTAATTGATCTAAGACAAATTAAGAATTTAAAACTAGCTAATCAGTCTTTAAAATATAAAAGAAAGAAAAAGTTAGAAAGAGATCAAGCGAACCAACAAGCAAATATTGCGGCACAGGGTCAAGCAAATGCACAAGCATCAGAAGCAGCAGCATTAGCAGAAGTGCAAAAGCAACAAGCATTGGCTCAAACAGAAATTCAAATATTACAATCTAAATCTCAATTTGAAATACAAAGAATGCAACAAGAATTATTAATTGAGAAACAGAAGATGGCACAGAAATTTGAGTATGATATGCAACTAGCTCAGGTGCAACTAGGTATTGCTCAGCAAAAACAAACACAAGCAGAAGACCGTAAAGACCAAAGAACAAAAATACAAGCCACACAACAATCAGAATTAATAGACCAAAGAAAAAATAATTCATTACCAAAAGATTTTGAAGGCGATGAATCAGGGTTTGACTTTACGGGGTTTGGTCAACAATAAGAATTAATTAACCAATTTTATATTATCATATTATGTCAGAACAAGTAAAACAAGAGGGGGACTTCAAATTACAAAAGAAGAGAACCCCTATGAAAAAATTAGTAAACTCTAATGAAATTTCAAAAGTAGATTTAAGAACAAACAAAACACCAGAGAATGCCGTTCAAATCGAAAACACAGATGAAAGCGTGTTGGGCACAAAACAACCCGAATTGGGATTGCAAGAAGTGGAGCAAAGAAACGAAGAACATCAAACAGTTACCGTTCAAGCTCCAGCCCAAGAAGAAGTAATAACAGTAATACAAGAAATTACACAAGAAGAAGTTGATGCTACAACAGCAACATTAGTTGAAGAAGCAAATAAAGCATTAGAAGCACAAGGAAGTACAAATAAAGAACTACCTGAAAACATTAATAAACTTGTATCTTTTATGGAAGAAACAGGTGGAACAGTTGAGGATTATGTAAGATTAAACCACGACTATTCTACTATTAATAATGAAACTTTACTAAAAGAATATTATAAAAAATCTAGACCGCATTTGGATTCCGAGGAGATTGAATTTTTAATGGAAGATGAATTTAGTTACGATGAAGACTTAGATGATGAGCGAGACATCAGAAAAAAGAAACTCGCATTTAAAGAAGAAGTTGCAAAAGCCAAAAACTTTTTAGAGGACCTTAAAGGAAAATATTACGATGAGATCAAGTTGAAACCAAGCGTATCCAAAGACCAACAAAAAGCAATGGACTTTTTTAACCGATATAACGAAGAACAGGCAAACGCAGAAACACTACATTCAAATTTCAAGAATGGTACTAAAAGTTTCTTTTCCCAAGAATTCAAAGGTTTTGATTTTAAATTAGGAGAGAAAAATTTTAGATACGGAGTTCAGAATACAGAAATGGTGGCCGATAAACAATCAAACATAAACAACCTGATCAAGAAGTTCTTGAATGATAAAGGGGAAGTTACAGATTTGAAAGGTTATCACAAAGCTATGTATGCGGCCGAGAATGCTGACACTATTGCAAATCATTTTTATGAACAGGGTAAATCCGACGCTATAAAAGAGATTGTTGCAAAGTCTAATAACATATCAACAACCCCGAGAAAAACTTCTACAGGTGAAATATTTGTTAATGGATTTAAAGTTAAAGCAATTAATGGCGTTGATTCTTCAAAACTGAAAATAAAAAGCAAATTTAACAATTAAAATTAAGAAATTATGGCAAATGTAACGCCTAACTTTGGGAGTATTACTCCATCTCAAAAGCAACAAGCTTTAAACACAAACTATTTAAACTTTACGGATCCCAACGCAGTTAATCAAGATTTCGTAACATTCGCACAACAATACTTACCTGAAATCTACGAAGCAGAAGTAGAGCGTTATGGAAACAGAACACTTTCTGGATTCTTACGTATGGTTGGAGCTGAAATGCCAATGTCTTCAGATCAGGTTATTTGGTCAGAACAAAACAGATTACACATTGCTTACACTGGAGTAGATGTTGTAAGTGCCGCTGCAAACACATTATTAATTCCTGTTAACCTTACCCCTACTAATCCAAAGGATTTTGTTCAAAACGTTATTTCAATTAATCAGACTATTGTGATTATGAATCCTGCTACAGGATTAGAAGTAAAAGCTATTGTAACAGCTAGTAATATTACTACTGGAGCTTTAACTGTTGCTCCTTATACTGCTGCTACATTGGCTGCTGCTGGATTTACAGACGCAATGGATGATTTGAAAATCTTCGTTTATGGTTCTGAATATGCTAAAGGTTCTACATTAGCTACTGATAACTACACTAGCATTACACCTTCATTCACTCAATTCTCTAACTCTCCAATCATTATCCGTAATAAATATACAGTTAATGGATCTGACACGGCTCAAATCGGATGGGTAGAAATTGCTACTGAAGATGGAGCAAATGGATACTACTGGTATTTGAAAGCTGAATCTGAAACAAGATTGCGTTTCGAAGATTACTTAGAAATGGCTGTAGTTGAAGGTGAAATGGCTACTTTAAATTCTGCTGCTGATATTGCTAATAAGAAAGGTACTCAAGGTTTATTCTCTGCTATTAACGAAAGAGGTAATGTATTGAACAACTTTACTGCTGCTGCAGGTTTAACTGAGTTTGATTCAATCTTGAAAAACTTAGATACTCAAGGAGCTATCGAAGAAAACATGTTATTCTTAAACCGTCAAACATCTCTTGACTTTGATGATATGCTTGCTGCATTATCTTCTGGAGCTGCAGGTGGTGTTGCTTACGGTTTATTTGAAAACTCTGAAGAAATGGCGTTGAACTTAGGATTCTCTGGATTTAGAAGAGGTTCTTACGATTTTTACAAAACTGACTGGAAATACTTAAATGATGCATCTACTCGTGGAGCAGTTGCAAAATCAGGTATTGATGGAGTTCTTGTACCTGCTGGTACTTCTACTGTATACGATCAAATCTTAGGAACTAATATCCGTAGACCATTCTTACATGTTCGTTATAGAGCTGCTCAAGCTGACGATAGAAGAATGAAATCATGGGTAACTGGTTCTGTTGGAGGAGCTTATACATCTGATCTTGATGCAATGGAGGTAAACTTCTTGTCTGAAAGATGCTTATGCGTACAAGGAGCTAACAATTTTGTATTGTTTACTTCTGTAACTACAGCATAATAGATTATACTTTGTAAATTTTGCCCCTGTTGTAATTACGGGGGCAACTTTTACTTTTTAAAAACAATTAATTAATTATATTATATCATGTCAAAAGTAAAACAAGAAACACCAATCCAAGATAATACTTGGGAAATTAAAGATAGAACTTATATATTAACAGGGCATATTACCCCATTAACTTATACAATATCATCTAGACACTCAAGAAGATTTCCATTATTATGGTTTGATGAGAGCACTAAAGAACAAAGAGAATTAAGATATGCAACCAATCAAAATTCACCATTTGTAGACGAACAAAAAGGGGAAGCAACGTTAGGGCATATTATGTTTAAAGATGGAACTTTAACAATACCAAAAGAACAACAAAATTTACAAAAATTATTATCTTTGTATCATCCAATGCTTAATAAAAAATATCGTGAATTTAGCGCGGTACAAAACGCAATAAATGAATTAGATATTTTAGAATTGCAAGTAGAAGCAATGTCTGCCGCAATGGAAATGGATATTGATCAAGCTGAAGCAATCATACGTGTTGAGATCGGATCTAAAGCATCTAAGATGACTTCTAAGGAGATAAAAAGAGATTTACTATTATTCGCTAGACAAGATCCGTATTTGTTCTTAGAATTGGCGAATGATGAAAATGTACAACTTCGTAATTTTGCTATTAAAGCATGTGAAGCTAACATTATTACATTGTCTCAAGATCAAAGAGACTTTAAATGGGCAAGCAACGGTAAAAAGTTAATGACTGTGCCGTTCGATGAGAACCCTTATTCAGCAATGGCTGCATTTTTCAAGACCGATGAAGGTGTAGAAATTTATCAGTCTATAGCAAAAAAATTTGAATAACACGTAATACTAATATATAGGCGGTAGCTAAGGTTACCGCCTTAATATTATAATAAAAATAACAGATGGCAATAAGTGTAGATACGGTTTATAGAACCGTTTTATTAATAATAAATAAGGAGCAGAGAGGCTATATAACTCCTGATGAATTTAATAAAACAGCAACGCAAGTTCAACTTGAAATATTTAATGAATATTTTGATAGTCTAAATCAACAAATTCGTATACCAGACAATGATACTGAATATGCTGATCGTGTAAAAAACCTACAACAAAAAATTGCAATCTTCCAAGAAGACGGCGTATGTTCTCCTATAGCGGGCGGCTTTAATATACCGGCAGTAACAGACTTTTATAAGTTAGGTACTGTAATTTACAATGATGATAAAGAAGTTCAGTATGTTCAACCAAATGAATTATTAGAACTTAATCTATCGCCAATTACCAAACCTACAAAATATTGGCCAATCTATACCTATAAAGATTTTATAATAAAGGTATACCCAACAACGATAACTACTGGAATTACTTGTACCTATGTTAGAAAGCCTGCCAATCCGGTATGGAATTTTGTTTTAGGAGCAAACCAACAATATATATATGATGCCGCTTCGTCTGTGCAATTTGAATTGCATCCTATAGAACAAACTAATTTAATAACTAGAATATTACTTTATTCAGGTATAGTTATTAAAGATCCACAAATTGTACAAATTGCAGCTCAACAAGCACAAGCAGAAAGTATTAATTCAAAAAGCTAATAAAAGATGCCGATACCAAATGACGGTTTAATAACCGAAACAAATAGACAATATTACGAAGGAGCACAAGGCTTTATTGCAAATGGAAGTGAAAGAATTTTTACTACAACATTTAATACGGATTTAATATTTGGTGGGGTTGACGCTTGGGACCCAAATAATGTTGATTACGGATTAAATAATTTTAAAATATACGAAAGTCCATCTGGTATTCCAGGCACTTTCAATGAAATCACAACTATATATGCCGTAGCTGGCAATACAATTACACTACCTGCTAATCCTATTAACGGAACTTATATTGTTGTGCAATTAAAAGTTTTAAGCGGTGGTAATTATGCAAACCCAAGTGATCCTGCTCAATTAGCTTATGGAACAACTGTAGAAGAGAATTATGGTGGTTATGCTTATATATCTTTAAATGATATTATAAATAACTTTATGGTTGCTTATGTAGGTGCGGGTAAATTAATAGCAGATGTTAAAAGAACAGACGTTATATTTCATGCTAAAAGAGGGTTACAAGAATTCAGTTATGATACTTTAAAAAGCGTTAAGTCTGTAGAATGGAATATACCTCACGGGTTAAGCGTGCCTATTCCGCAAGACTACGTTAACTATGTAAAATGCTCGTGGGTTGATAGAGCCGGTGTTAAACATATTATTTATCCTACAACACTTACAAGTAACCCCACGCAACCAAATGTTCAAGACTTTTTAGGAAATCCTACTCAGGATAATTTTGGTAGTAATATTGATGGAACATCGATAACTGACGAGAGATGGGCAAAAAATAACTCAGGCTTTATGATTAATAATATTGCTTTAGGAGGAGACGCTTTTGCTTATGGTTATAATAATTATGGTTACGGAGGTGCTTATGGAAGAAGATATGGAGGAGATCCACAACATATGAACTTTAACGGAACATTTACTATAAATGAAAGAGAAAATAAATTTTCATTTAGTAGTGATCTTGTTGGCGCATTAATAATATTAGAATATATATCTGATGGATTAGCTTATGACATGGACACTAAAGTTCCTAAGATGGCAGAAGAGGCAATGTACTTACATATACTACATAGTATACTTAGCGTAAGAGCAACCAGCCCGGAGTATCTAGTTCAAAGATTTAAAAGAGAAAGATTTGCAGCATTGAGAAATGCTAAAATAAGATTATCAAATATCAAGTTAGAGGAGATTACTCAAGTATTAAGAGGTAAATCTAAATGGATTAAACACTAAGATAAATGGCAGAAGTAAAAAATAGTTTTCTATCGTCTAAAATGAATAAAGATTTAGACGATAGACTTATACCTAATAGCGAATATAGAGATGCTCTAAATATAGAAGTAGGTAAATCCGAAACTAATAATATTGGAGTACTGCAAAACGTATATGGTAATGTTCAAATACCTAAAGAAACAATTACAAACCTGGAATGTATTGGTATATTCATGGATAATCAAAATAATAGGATTTATCAATTTTTAACAAATTATAGTGATCCAACTCCAAGCCAAATAACCTTAGCTGAATCATTACCATACCAACCATTTCCTGAGGGTTGGGTAATGAAAATAACTGTATATGATTTAAATACTTTAGTTTATTCTACTTTAGTTGAAGGAACTTTCCTAAACTTTTCAAAAACAAATTTAGTTATTGGTGTTAATCTTATAGAGGGATTATTGTTTTGGAGTGATAATAGAAATCAACCAAGAAAAATAAACTATAATAAGGCAATAAGCAACCCTATATATTATACTACAGAGGCGCAAATTTCTGTAGCTAAATACGCTCCGGTTGAACCTATATCATTAGTACGCAAAGCAACAGCAACAGTAGTTAGTGGCTTCGGGGATACTTATGTATTGAGTTCAATTAATGGAATAATTACTAATGGAATGAGTGTTGTTTCTACTTCGTTTCCAGGAAGTGATTATGGATATGTAATGGATTTTACAGTAGACACTATCACATTATACCAATCCACCACTTCTATTACAGCTGGAGACAGATTGACATTTTTAATTTCCACTATGTCTGACAAGTCCGATGATGCTAATTGGCCTGGAGACCCCGCATTCTTAGAAGATAAATACGTTCGTTTTAGTTATAGATTTAAGTTTGATGATAATGAATACTCTATAATGGCTCCATTCACTCAAATAGCATATATACCTAGACAAAAGGGCTATTTTATTAACGGGGATGAAACAGCAGCATATAGGAGTACCATAATTAAGTGGATGGAAAACTATGTTAACAATATAGAATTATTAATACCTCTTCCAGACAAAGGATCTGCTATAAATAATAGTTATAAAATAACAGACGTTGAAGTTTTATATAAAGAGTCTGACGCATTAGCCGTAAAAGTAATTGATAGTATCTCATGGGTAACTATAAAGAATGCCATACCTGATACCAATATATATGCTTATCCATACCAATCGCAAAAGCCATATAAAACATTAAATGAAAATCAAACAACAAGAGTATACGATATTGTTCCAACAAGAGCACTAGGACAAGAAATATCCGGCAATAGAATTATGTACAGTAATTTTTATACTACATATACCCCGCCTCAAAATATAAATTATAATACAGCGGTGCAGCCTAAGTCTGATTTATTTACAAATTTTGTAGAATATCCTAATCATACATTAAAACAAAACCGTAACTATCAAATTGGTTTTATTCTAGCGGATAAATTTGGAAGACAATCATCAGTATTATTATCATCGGTAGATTTACAAACGATTACGCCTAGTGGCAGCAGTGTTGTTTACGGTGGTTCAACTGTTTATGCACCTTATCAATCAGAAACCGCTCCGTTCCCAGATGTTAGAAATTGGTTTGGCAATGCATTATTAGTATTAGTTAATACTCCTATTGCGTCACAAAGAAATATACCTCAGGGAACACCCGGTTTATATGCTGAACCAACTAGTCCTAGTGGATTTGCAATTGTCAGCGGTTCTATATCGGGAAATTTTTATACATTTAAAATAGACACTGCAGTGGCAGGCAACGTAAAACCAATTCAAGGAAATTACCTAAGAGGAGCTTTTACGGATTATGTAAAAGTTTTAAGCATCAATGCTACGGCAAACCCGGATGAATGGATTGTGGCGACTACTGGGGTTGTAAACAATTTATATTTGCCCGCACAGCCAACCCCTCCCGTAGATACAAAGTTTGCATATACATTAAATGAAATTGGGTGGTATTCTTATAAGGTTGTAGTTAAACAACAACAACAAGATTATTATAACGCTTATTTGCCTGGAATGCTTGACGGCTATCCAGCGGGCCAAACATTTGGATCACAAATTGTTTATACAGGTCCAGATCCAGAATTGCAAAACTCAATTAATACAACATCGTTTCCAATAGGAGAAGAAGGCAAAACAAGTCACATTGTGTTAATTAATGATAATATTAATAAAATACCTAGGGATTTAACAGAGGTTGGTCCAGATCAAAAACAATATCGAAGCAGCGTTCAATTATTTGGGAGAGTAGAAAACACTGCTGCAACACGCAAACTTATAGGGGATAGACCTTACAATAACCAGTATGCAACTACTATAACATATACATTAGCAACTACAGAAAATGCAAATGCTTTAAAAGAAATAAAACCTGGAGATGGAATACAATGTGATGAAGCTAATAGCCAATTACCCAATCCTGCAACTCCCGGTCCAGGGGTTCCTCCAACTATAGATAATCCTCAAAAATGGTATGCAAATACCGTTGTTGTTTCAAACGGATTGTTGACCTATACTGCAGATCAATCTGTTGCTGCGGTTGGCGGATCTACTTTAATAAATTTAAATACTGGCCATGATGTTATATCTATTGGCGATACTTTTATTTACACCGTTGCAGGTGTTAAATATAGTAATACAGTAGATTCCTTAACGTCACAAGATATTATTAATACAACTAATCCAATTACTCCTGCTGGCGGAATACCAACTAATGTAATATTATATTTTACAAATCCATCAAAAGGACAAATTACATTTACTCCTCCAAACTGGACTAGATATTCTAGTGATGTAATTCCAAGTCCTGGGGCTTATATAAACTTTACAATTACAAAAGCTGAAAACATACAATACTTCCCGGTTAGAAAAGCGGATGTGGTTTCTTCTATTGCCACCTCAACAGATTTTAATTTTTTAGAAAACACCGTTGACAACATTAAAGGCACTGCTGGATTAAATTTTTATCAATTACAAACAAGACCATTGATAGGAAGAGTATCTACTACTAAATCAATTGGAGTAATTAATGAATTAATGGTTCCTTTTTTAAGTGTATATGAAACAACTCCAGATGTATCTGCTTTAGCTTTGTTTTGGGAAACCGCATCAACCGGCTTAATATCGGATTTAAATTACGATGTTTCCAATGGATTTGATGGCCCTTCACAATTTGGAGATTTAATATTTTCATTTTTTGAAGATCAAGATCCTGCAGGACTAAATACAACACCTGGAGATTCAGATTCAAAATATATTACAAGTTCATTTAGCATATTAAATAACACTGGATTCCCAATACCAGTTGACCCCGGAACCACTCCGTATTTTACTTTAGTAACAAATAATAATACCCCACAAACCGACGTAACTAGCAAGTTTGGAATTGAAGAATTTCCAGTAGCTTCTGGCACATATAGATTTATAATAAAAGATGATTTTGTTTTTGATCATTACGCTACAGAAAATAGCGAATTTAATTTTTATGTAAACGTTGCATACGGAGGTACTAATTATACTATAATATATAGAAATAGACTAGCAAATATTGTGCCAAACTTTATATCAAATTATCCAGCATACAATAAAGTTATAGATCAAACAGCCGGGTTTATAGTAAAAGTAGACGCGGTGAATGGCTCCCATAGCGTTTCAGCAAACCTAGACGATTTGTATTGGAGCATTAACAGTGGTGACCCATCTTCTTACTTTAATATAACGCCGAATACAGGAGAGTTGTTTTTACAAAATCCAGCAATACCACTAGGCACATATGAATTATTTATTAAGGTTCAGGATGCTTTTTTAATTAGCCCACCAACTCCAATAGTTGGCGTTTCTCCTTATGATTCTAAGCAAGACATTGTTCAGGTAAATATAACCGTAGGCCCAAAGCCAGTAAATAAATATTTACAAGATTATACAACACCTCCTGGCTTTGTTTTTGAGCTTGTTAGCGGAGTTCCTGGGTGCGTAGGACCAGTTGGAGAAGGATACGGAGCCGTATATATTGGGAAAAGCAATTTGTCTTTAGACCCTATAACCGGTAAAAATTCAGGATTACCAGATTTAACAAATACATCATGGAACGGAATTCCTTATTCAGGAACCGGAGCATATCAAAATTATTATAACGTTCAAATTGAAAATGGCGCGGATTTTATAGTTGAACCGCCTGAAGGATTAACTCAGGGCCAATTAGAATTTACAATAAGAACTATTGGAACTGGTATTACTAATGAAAAAAGAACCAGTTTAGCAAATTTTATATTGTATTTTAGAGAACCAACAGCACCAAATAACACATGGCAATCTATATTAGATAATAATAATGTAGGATCACCAAACTCAACTATTATACCTTTTCAAAACGGGGTTGGTGATTCTTTAGGTGTACGTATAAACGATCAAAATGCTACTGCGGAAAGATCAACATCGTTGGTTATTTCAAACCCAACAGGAGTTGTTGTAGGAGAGTATTGCTTAGTGGTATACCATCAATATACAGCTCGCCCTGGAATAATTTTTGAACCTCCTTTGCAATGTGGCTATGATTTTTACACTATAGTGAATGTGCGCGATGCAAATTACACTTATACCCCTCCAAGCCCTGTTCCAGATCCTGTAGTACCTATAGAATACTCTGTTCAGCTTGCGGAACCGGTTACAGATTATCCAGGGGCCGTACCTTATAATACTCAGGACGCTTCTATAGGATTTCCATTCTCTACAACAGCAACTTCTGATACAACAACAACTGGAAATAATTTAATAAAATTAACAGTTAATAATCCGCAAATAGTTCCAGGTTTATATTTAGATACTTACGGAGGCAAGGTTGCAGATATTTTAGCAGATGGAGTTACTATTGTAATGAGTGTAACCTTACCAATAATACCAGGAGGAACTGATTTGATATTTAGAACCATAAATGGAACTCCATTAGGTTCAGTATATGCAACCACTAATAATCCTTTGCATGTTAAACAGTTTTATTCAGACTCAGCGTTAGCCACATTATGGGAGCCTCCAGTTGCAGATAAGTTTTATTTATTCTTTAATACTCTTAGAGATTACAATGAATCTACGGTATCAATTATAGGAATGGGTGTGCCAACAAATAAGCCTATATGTTGTGCTCAGTTTGATGCAATTGGTCAAGTTATTCCGCAAACGTTTCCAGATAATACAATACAAACAGCGTGGTTAGTAACGCCTGAAACGTTAGCCAATTATGGAAGAAATCTATATCAATATACAGCACTATAGCTAAAAATATAAAAAAACAAGTAATTATTAATTATGGCAGCAACTCTAGAATTAAAGTATTTTAATTCATTTTGGCTAAAAAAAATGGATAGCATTGTAGACGTAATAAACACTACAAATGAAACAGATGGCGAAATAGCTATAGGAGGTACAACAATGACACTAGCCGCCCCTGATTTATTTTTAGGGGTTGGACAATTAATTGAATATTTCTTAACCGGTGTTGACGATCCATTCACAAATATAGTATTGAGTATAGACATAACAGGGACTATTATAACATTACTTAACCCTGTAACCGCAATTATACCAACAACAACACAAATATTTTTTGGTCCAATACAAGATTTTACCCATGTCCCTGCTGCATATGCTACGGGCAATAATGATTGGTATATTGAAGAGGCTAGAATCAGAGGAGGCTATAATAATACCTCTGTTGATTTTGGCGTTAAAGCATACCTAGCAGAGGATTCAACAACTCAACAGCATAGATTTAATTCTATAATCTATTCTGGAATATTTAATTCGAGAACAGGCATTAACAATACAAATCAATTTTCTGTAGCAGACGATATAACAAGAAGTGTTGATCCATCTGTTGGGTCAATACAAAAATTATATGCAGAAGATACCAACTTAATTATATTCCAAGAATCAAAAGTAAGTAGAGCGTTAATTGACAAAGATGCCGTTTATTCTGCAGAAGGACAACCAATGACTACATCTGGAGCTCAAGTAATCGGCCAGGTTCAACAATATGCAGGTAACTATGGCATAAGTACTAATCCAGAAAGTTTTGCTGTTTACGGATACAGAAAATACTTTGTAGATAAAAATCAAAATGTTGTTTTAAGATTATCCCAAGATGGTATAACTGAAATATCAGCGTATGGAATGATAGATTACTTTAGAGATAATTTATCGAAAATTGGCAATGCGGGAAAATTAATCGGTGGGTGGGATATGTATAATAAACAATATGTTTTATCATTGCAACCGCCAAATACAACAGAGTTTCAAACATTGGCATTCGATGAGGATTGTAATGGTTGGACAAGTAGGTTTTCATTTAAACCAAGTTTTTCAGGAAGTTTAAGAAATAGTTTTTATACTTTTAAGAATGGTAATATATGGAAACATTATGCGGATCCAACAACAACATTTGTAAATTATTGTAATTTCTACGGTGTACAATATGATGCTAATGTTACTTTAATATTCAATCCTGAAGTTTCAATGTCTAAAAACTTTAATACTTTGAATTACGAAGGTTCATCCGGTTGGTCATTAGAAGCATTATATTCAAATTCAGATACAGCGGTTCCAATAAGCAAAGCATCGGACGCCTTAAACTTAGCAGCATTAGAAAATCAATTGTTTGAAAATAGCTTTAAAAGAAAAGAAAATAAATACTTTGGAACGATTATAAATAGTACACCAGCAACTTATGGTGAGGTTATTTATGGTAATTCTATGAACGGTATAAAAGGATTTTTCTCTACTGTTAAAATGGTATTTGTTAATCCAACAACACCGACTGCTGCAGAATTGTATTCTGTGTCTTCAACTTATGTAATGTCATCTTATTAAATAAGATAAAATAAAAATAATACAAACTTAAAAATAAATAATTATGCCAATACCATTAGCAGCAGGTATGCTTGTTGGAGCAGGAGCACAAATAATTGGAGGAATAATGGGGATGGGTGCGGCAGAAAGAGCTGCAGCGGCCGCTGAACAAAAAAGAAAACAATTACAGGCGCAATTAGATAGCTTAGAAAATAGTAGACAAGCGATTATTAATCCTTACGAAGGGGTTAAGGATGTTAGCGGTCTTGCTAAAAACCTATCTGGTATGATAAGTAATCCTTATGCAAATCTAGGAGTAGCAACTCAAGCATCCAAATTCCAAGCGGAAGAAGCGGATATGGCTTTAGCAAACACGCTGGATGCATTAAAAGAAACTGGATCAAGTGCCGGAGGGGCAACCGCATTAGCTCAAGCCGCACTAAAAAGTAAACAAGGCATTTCTTCAAACATTGAACAACAAGAAGCCGCTAATGAGAAATTAAAAGCTCAAGGGGAAGCTGACATGCAAAGAATGCAAATGGCTGAAGCTCAAAGAATCCAAGGCGTTCAAATTAGTGAAGCTCAAAGAATTCAACAAGCAGAAGCTTCTGGTAAACAATTTATGTTTGGAGCTAGAGAAGGAAGAGAGCAAAGTAAAATTGATAGAGTAGCTGGGCAACTTAGCGGAGCAGAGGCACAACTTGGACAAGCAGGTGCTAATTACACATCAGCTTTAACTGGTATGATAGGAGGTCTTGCTTCAACCGCTGGATCTTATATGAGCGCTATGGGAAGTGGATCAAGTGCTAGTGGGGTTAATTTACCTAAACCGCCTACTGAAGTTGGTGAGACTTGGGGGTCATACACACCTACATTATAATAAATAAATAAACAAATACCATATATGGGAGCTTACTCAAATCCAGAAACGTACATAGATACACAATCAGCGCAGGCTTATCAAAGGCTTCAAGATACTATATCTGGAGCAACTTCAGGCATTGCTCAATCTTATGCTATAAGACAAAAAGAAATAAGAACACAATTAGAAGAAAATGCTAAGCAAATAAAAGCTAATGAAATGAAAGCTCAAGAATACGAGTTTTCATTATATACAGATTTAGCAAAATCTACAGCATCAGATCCATCAGTTGATTGGGCAAAAACATATGAGCCATTAATAAGTGAGGCGGTAAAGATTCGGTCGGGGATGTTGAATGGGACATTGGAAGATAAGCAAGGCGCAATGAAAAGACTGGGTCAAATACAAGGGTCAGTTGATAGTGTAGTACAATCAATAGCTACAATGTCCGGTGCCAGCGAAACTTTTATGAAAGATATGGCTAAGGGCGTTTCGGTTCAAGGCGGAATTGCTTCAAGTAATAACCCTAAGTTTCTTAACGCTATGAATGTATTATTACAAAAAGTTCCTGGTAAAAAAGAAGTATATTTTAAGGACAATGATCCCACAAAATTAATGTGGAAAGTAAGCGATGCAGACGGTAATGTTTTACAAGAATTTGATGCTGACCAATTAAAAAAGATTTCTCAGGGCAATGGAATTATTAGAACTATTCCAAATCAAATAGTGGAATTTGATAAATTAAAATCTACAAATTCAAGTATATTTGAAACTGTTCCACCAAAGCCAGGGGAAAAAGGAGATCCAATGCCTACCGGCCAGATTAACCCTCAATTTTTAGTTAAAAAAAATGGTAAACCTAAAGTTATAGTAAATAAAATAAAAACTTCAGATGGTACTGAAATGACAACTTATACACAAGAAGTAGATATTGCCGCAATTAAAAGCGATCTTAATTTCCAAACTACATTAACGGCTCAAGCAAATGGATTATTAGAAGCAAACCAATCTTCTGCAATTGACTTTTACAATGAGATAATAGCCACGCCTCAAGGACGTTGGTCTGGGATTGATTATTGTTTTGATCCTGATCAACCATTAGATGCAGCAGGTAAAAAGAAATTTATTGAGGATTATAAAGAATACTATATTAATACTCAAATAGCACCAACGCAACCGTTATTAAAACCGGATCCAAATCAAGTTGCTTTTGTAGAAAAAGCCGAAAAGTCTAAAAAAACAAAAACTAATGAAGAAGATAAAAAAGATAAAAAAGAATCAATTGAGTCAGTAGTAAAACGAGTTTTAGCTATAAAAAAAGGAGATATTGGTGAATTTATTTATGATGGACGTAAAGTTTCCTATGATGGGGCCAACTTTTTAATTGAAAAAACATCAGGGCTTAAAGAGTTAGCTTTTAAGACTACAGAAGCTGTTATAAATTATTTAAAATCAGGAAGTTCAAATAAACCAAACCCATAATAATAAATTAAATTAATATTTATGAATGAATATATTCACCCAAATGGGTATACGTATACTGAAGACGAATTAATTTCATCTGCAAAGAAGGAAAATATGACGTTGGAAGAATTTATTAGCAATAGAGGTATTAAGCCAAAAAAGTCAAAAGTGCCGGGAAAGAAAAAAACTGTTGTAAAAGAGGATGCAGTTGCAACAGCAAAAGGTACGGCATCCAAATCGGCAAAACCTTCTTCGGTTTCATCAAATAACCCGTTTTACGAGGAAATAAAACCATACGATCCGCTTGGATTACAAAAGTTTAAAGAAACGCCTGCTCCAAAACCAGCGAAGGCAACTAAGCCTGTAGGTCAAGGGTATAAATACGATTCTAGAGGTTACTTAGTTCCTAAAGATACTAAAGAACCTTCCCTATGGGATGATGTTAAAGACTTTGCTAGAAATCTATTTCCCGATAGTGAAGAAAACAATAATGGTAAATTAACCTATTATAATCAAACCCCTATTAAAGAACAGCAAGCTGCTTTTAACAAGGATTCAAAAGATGCAATGAATGCAACTGGAAAATTTGAATTCCTTAAAGATTACAAACCAGAAGACAGAGCGTTATTTATTTCTAAATTATTGCCTAGAACTAATTATACTGAAAAAAAATATAATCAACTTACCAATAAATATGAAACCGTTCTTAGGCAAGAAGCGGTTGATTATGTAATGCAGGATATTGATCCTACTAAATTTAAAACTAAGGCTCAAATAGACAATGCGGTTGCATTAAATATAAAAAAATTAGCCTCTCAAGATAAAGCTTTTGAATTTGAACAGCAATATGCACAAGCAAAAGCGGCTCCTTTAATAGAAAGCAAGATTGCGGAAATAAAAAAAAAATATACTTTAGATACTCCTGAATCAGTTGCTAAAGCAACAAAAGAACTTCAGGATTATGCGGCAATAACTACGTCTGATTTTTTAGTTAATTCTTCAGGTTTTCAAAACCTAAATCAAGCGTTTGCATCTATTGAAGATCAAGCAGCAATAAATTTAACAAAACAATATGAAAGAAGCAAAGAAGGCATTTTAAGCTTCTATGACACCGGTGAAAAAATTGGTAAAGCATTAGAAAAGCGAGGTGGATTAATTGGGGTTGGGGGGAAAATTATTCAAGGAGTAGGAAAGCTTGCAGAGGGTATTCAAGAAGGGTTTATAAATGTTGGTAGCGCAGTTGAGCAATCTTTAGTATCTACCAATCAGGGCCAAATAGCTGATCTTAATAGTATTTATTCTAATATTAAAGATAAGCCAGATGACGCCCCTATAGATAAATCCTTTGGTTATGAATGGGAAAATAAAGAATTAAACACATATGATCCTAAAGAGCAAGATATTCCAAAAACATATGGAGAAGCTAAAACTAGATTAAAAAAGTATTTAAATAAAACAACTTCCATAATTAACGATAGAGTTGAAACTATTGCTAATACTAGGGAATATACCGACTTATTTAATAAAGCGGACTTAAAAGATGGTGTTCAATTAAATGATGTATTTACATTGGTTGGGCAGCAAGCTCCTAATTTATTATTAACCGGAGCAGCAGCTGCTACTGGTAATCCATTATTAGTTGGTCTTAGTGCTGCTAATATATTCACTCAAGAATACGGCAATCAATACTATGATACAATTGAAACTGGATTAAGAGAAGATTTAAATAGAACTCCAACTAATAAAGAGATTGCAGAAGCAATTGGTGAAGGCAAATATGCTAATAGAGCTGAGGCTGCCGCAGGAGCTGCTTTATCCGCAAGTTTAGAGTACGCTTCTCAATTAAATATACTTAAAAATACAGGTAAAGCTTTAGGATTTGGTAATGATGCTAAAACAGTACTTGGATCATTATTTAGAGGAGAAATTAAAAACTTTTCTAAATCAATGATACAAAGTGGCACTAATATTGCTAAATCTGGATTAGGTGAATACTTAACAGAGAGCGCTCAGCAAGCTATAAGCCAATCTGTTAAAGGATTACAATTACAAGGGGATGTTAGCAAGTATATTAATCTTGAAGAAATAAACGAAGCTGGTAAAGCTGGAGGAATTATTGGCGCTGTATTTCCATTTGTAGGCACTATAAAAACTCAAACGGGTATTGAATTACGTGCATCGGCTACAAAAGTTGCTACTATGTTTGATTTATCCGGCGCAAATATGGCTAATCTTATACAAGTAGATAAATTTTTTAATGAAGCTTCTAAGAATATAGAGGAAAGATTTAAAGTAGGAGATATTACTAAAGAACAAAAACAAACCGAGCTAGAAACTCTTGGAACTATAAGAAGCGCGGGTGTTAAAATACCTTCTGAGTTTGCCAGTGGAGCAAAAGAGAAAGCTTTAGGGCTAATGTTAGAAAAAGCTAATATTGAGAAAGCCATTGATGGTAAAGACAAAGATTTAGTAACTCCAGAAACTGAAAGACTTAAAGAAATAAGTTCTGAATTAGCAACAATTGCTATTAGCGAAAGAGAAAGAATAAAAATAGAAACTAATAAAGAGACTTTAGATAAAAGCATAGAATCTATAGAGGCGATTGTTGATAAAGAAGGAAATAAAGTATATGAAAACGCAATAGGCAGTGGAAAAAGTGTTGAGGTGTTTGAAACTACAGCAGAAGCTCAAGTCGCTTATGATAAATGGGCATTGGAGAATAATGAAAAACAACAGGATATAACAAAATCTGATGGATTTGCATTGCCTAATGGTCAAATATTAGTTAATAAAGAAAGAGCAGCTAAAGTAGGTGCATTAAATGTTGCTCCTCATGAATTACTGCATAATATATTAAAGTCTGAATTTTCTGATTCTAAACGTAAAATAGAATTAAAAGATAAATTTTTAAGTGTTTTAAGCAAATCAGAAAGAACGAAATTAGATACAAGAATGGAAGCATATACCGCTGAGGAGTTAGAAATAGCCCCGGATGAGTATATGACTCAATATTTTGAGTTATTAGGCAATGGAACAATAACTTGGTCTGACAATGTAAAAGAAACCTTAATAAGTTTATGGAATAGTGTTATTAAACCAATATTCGTAAAGCAGGGATTTAAAAACATAGAATTTGAAGACGGTCGAGATATTTATAATTTTATAAAAGATTACGCTAAAACAATTAAAAAAGGAAAACTTTCTGAAAGAGCACAAGGATTGTTAAAAGCTGGAGAAAATATTTCTGGCGTAACAAAAATGTCTAAAACAAAATCTGAAACTTTAAAAGATCAATTAAATGAACTTGAGGATAATGAAGGTGATTTTGATCCAGATGATTTTGACCAGCAAGTTGCTAGTTTAAAAGCTCAGATTAAAAGAGCTATTGAAAAAGAAAAAACAGAAACTAAACCTGTTATTAAAAAAGAAGTGTCTGAGGAAGATACTGTTAAAGAAATAATTAATAACGAGAAAGGAACTCTATCTTCTGATAAAGTTCAACAAATATATGATGAAAAAGGATTAAATGGTGCGGCTGAAATTATAAAACTATTTAAACCTATTACAAATAAAATTGTAGATAAGCGTAGAGATGCTCCTGGATTTGACCGAGAATTATTAACTGACGAAATTGAAACTGGATCAGGTGGAATTCTGGATCTTATTAGAAGTTACAATGCAAGTAGGGGAGTTCCATTAGCAGCATATATAAATAAGCAATTACCCCTAAGAGCTATTGCCTCGTCAAAAAGAGTTTTAGACGAATCATTTAGTAAAGACGTTACCGAAGAGAAGGGATTGATGGCTGCAGAAACTGTTTCAGAAGTAAAAGAAAAACCAAAATATAAGAATGCATTAGAATCAAAAGTTTTTAGTCCAGAGGTCTTAGAATCAGCTAATAAAAAGATATTATCTGTTATTAGAACGTTAAAGTCTAGGATTGATGCTCCAGTGTCATTAAATAAGACTGTAACTCCATTAATTTCTGAAATTAGGGATCAAATTGGTAAACAATTAGATATTGATGTTAAAACTGCAATGGGCGGTAAAAAAGATAATCAATTACAAAATTGGTTATTAGATAATAAACAGTATGTCCTTGAGAATATGACCACCACCTGGTTAATGGGTAAAGACGGGCAAGGAGGCATGCCTATTGCTATTCAAAAACAAATTGATGGCAAATGGGTTAATTATCCTAATTGGGTTGGTCAAAAAATAGATAGAGAAAAAACATCTACCGATAACGCTGGAAGAACCTCCGGTGCTGAATTAGTTAGAAGATTACCTAATGTTAATAATAACATATCAGATTCCCAATTTCTTGATCAAGTAATTGGCCCCGATGGAAACCCGTTAAGAGGTAGAAAAGAATCTTTGGCAAAAGCAATTGCGGAAGAGTCTGCGTTTGATATAATTAATAATGATTTTGAAAATGAAGGGCCTATATTTGATGCGTTTAAAGTCAATCAAGAAAGATTAGGTGTTGAGCTAATAGGCAATGTAGAAACCGAAATTTCAAGGCAAATAGAAAGAGGTAATGTTAAATTTTCTATTACAAAAGACAACTTTAGACAAGTTACTTCAGACTTATTCCATGCTGCATCTGATTTTGGTATAGAATCAAAAGAGGTAGAAACTATTCTTAATAAATTGCCTTTAGATGAAAGAGAATTGGCAAAAGAATATGTTTTTGGCGATTATATTGATCTTGTTGCAAAACTTCAAAACATTAAAGCCGGAGTAAGAGGAACTGAATATGAAAATATAATATTAAAAGAATTAAAAAAACTTAAACTAACTGGTGTAAAAGTAATAAATACAAAAGCACAAGGTTTTGATTCAACTGGATCTGGAGACATTAATATTCAATTAGGTAAAGATATACTAAACATTGAAGTTAAACTAAATAAACTTGCTCAAATGGGTAGTTTTTCAATGGAATTTGATTCTAAAAATGGTTCTTTTAGTCCTTCGCAAAAAATAGATGGATTAGATGAATTATCTAAAAAGTTAAAATCTAAATTAGGTTCATTTGAAGCTTATTCTAAAGCTGCGGAAGACTTAGGGGTAGAAACTTCTAAATGGCCGTATAAAATAACAAAAGAACAGCATGCAATATTAAAAACTAAAGGTTTTCAAAAGAATCTTACCACATCTGTTGATATAGATCAAAAAGTTATTGAGCAACTTTATAATAATAAAGATGTTCATTATATAAATATAGGTAAAAATGGATTGTTCTCTTTAGGACAAGACATACTTAATTTAGGCGTTCCTCAATTATCTAGCAAAGTAAAATTAACAGCTAGATTAGTTAGAGGCGGTGATTACAATAGAATTAGAGTATTTCCTACATTAATTGATTTTAATCAAAAATCAAAATATAATATTGATAATGCAGCTTCTAATAATGCATTATTCACAAAATACAAACAAAATTTAGCAATTAAGCAAAGCAAAACAACGGAAGATGCTGTTGTAAAATCTTTAGACCCTAAGTTTTCTAAAACACCAAAAGGAATTTCTGTTTTTGATTTTGATGACACTGTTGGCTTGACAAAAAGCAATGTGCTATACACAATGTCCGATGGAACCAAAGGTAAATTAAATGCTGAAGAGTTTGCAAAAGACGGATCTAAATTATTAAGCGAAGGAGCAGTATTTGACTTTTCGGAATTTAGCAAAGTTACTAATGGCAAACCAGGCCCTATGGTTGAAAAGATGAAGAAAATGATTGGCAAGTTTGGCCCAGATAATTTCTTTATACTTACTGCTCGCCCTGCAGATTCGGCGGGCCCTATTAATGAATTTCTAAAATCTATAGGTATAAATATACCATTAAAAAATATAACTGGATTAGGCAATAGTGCGGCTCAAGCAAAAGCCGATTGGATGACTGCAAAAGCAGCAGAAGGATATAATGATTTTTACTTTTCTGATGATGCAATACAAAATGTTAAAGCGGTTAAAGACGCTTTAGACGTTCTTGATGTCAAATCAAAAATACAACAAGCAAGAATTAAATTTAGTAAAACCATATCTACAGAATTCAATAAGA